CGCGAAGACGAGTTAATGCAATTTGCGCGATAGAAGGGGATGGCAAATGGGGTTACTTGAAAAGCTATTAAATTGGACGCGGGTCAAGTTTACATACGTTGGCGGGTCCTCTCGTTCGGCGCGTTTCAATAAAGAGGCGTATGAGCAAGAGACGGTACGCGCGGTCATCGACACGATTGCGACGCATGCGGCGAAAGCTGAGGCAATGCACATTGTTCTCGATAAAGAGGGGCGCGTGAAAGCCATCAAGCGAAATTCGGCGTATGCAAAACTTTTGAATCAGTCGCCGAATCCGCTGATGACCGGATATGACCTTAAGTACAAGTTGGTGGCGCATTTACAAGACCGAACGACCGCGATGTGTTATGTCAAATGGAGCGGCACAACGCCGGAGATGTTCGTCCCGATCGCTTTTGACAACTTTGAGGTTTTCGAGGTCCAGGGCGGCGGGTATGCGGTTCGATTTTTAGATTATTGCGGACAATATCAGACGCTTCCGGCCGAGGATATTGTCATATTGCGGAAATTTTATAACCGTCGAGATGTGGGCGGGGATGGAAACGACCCGCTTTACGACACACTCGACATGATGGCGGCGTCGAACGCCGGACTATTATCTGCGCTTCAGATATCAAACAAAGTGCGCGGGTTGTTCAAACATAAAAAAGCAATGCTGTCTCCGGGGGACGTGCAAAAGTCACAAGCGGAGTTCGCGGCTCGGTTTGCGGATGCGGCAGAGAACGGCGGCATTGTCGGCGTTGATTCAATGGAGGAATACACGCCGATCGATGTTAAGCCGTTTGCGGCAACCGCCTTGCAGATGAAAGAAATTCGCGAAAACATTTTGAGATATTGGCGGGTGTCCGATGCCATTGTTCGTTCGGACTACACCGAAGAGCAATGGCAGTCGTTTTATGAATCGGTTGTTGAACCGATCTTGATACAGATGGGGCAAGCGTTCACGAATGTTTGTTTCACACAGCGCGAACGCGATGCGGGAAACCGCATCATTTTTAATACTTCGGTTCTGTTGAACGCGTCGATGCAAACGAAGGTGGGCATCATCACGGCATCCAGAGAAATCGGGTTGTTCACGCGAAACGAGTTGCGGGAAATGTTCGGGTATTCGCCGATGGAGGGCGGAGACGTGGCAGAGGTCAGTTTGAACTATGTCAAGGCGACCGATCAGAGTCAATATCAAACGGGCGAGTCCAAAGAAAGTAAAGGAGACGAGGGTGATGGAGAGAAAGAATTTGATTGAGCGTCGTTTTGAATTTGAGACGCGCGCACTTGATATTGAGGGCGCAGAGGGCAGGCAGGAGCAATGGGTCGAGGGGTACGCGGTTCGCTTTGAGTCGCCGACGGACCTGTTTGAGCTGGACGGACTGACTTATTACGAACAAATTTCGGCGCACGCATTCAACGGCGCCAAGATGGAGGACGTGATATTCAACTACAACCACGGCGGGCGGGTCATGGCGCGCACGCGAAACCAAACGCTCCAATTGTCGGTTGACGACCAAGGCGTTTTCGTTCGGGCGCGGTTGGATGGAACGGACGAAGGGCGGTCACTGTATAACGATATCCAAAACGGATATATCGACCGAATGAGTTTTCGATTTACCGTCGGGGCAGAAGATTTTGACGCTGAAAAACGGATGTGGACCATCACGTCAATTAAGCGCCTTTACGATGTTTCGGCTGTGGATATTCCGGCGTATGAAGATACGTCGATTGAAGCGCGTAAGGCTGACGCGGAGGCGGTAGCTCGGGAAAGTCAGCACAAGACGGATGTCGAACTTATGCGAAAGAAAGCGGAATTACAACTCAAGCTTACAGGAGGAATTTGAAATGCAGAAAAGACTCAATGAAATCGTGGAACGCAAGTCCGCGCTTTTGGGCGAACTCAAGGACGCCGACGAGAAGCGCATTGTTGAGATTCAGGGTGAAAGTGATGCCCTGAATCAGGAGGAAAAGGAGCTGAGAAGCAAGATGGATTTACAGGGAAAACTTGCCCCGGCCGCAAGTGAGAAGGTCAAGCCGAATGAAGTAGAGTCGCGCGCGGCTTCGTTTGCGAAGACTGGTCGCATGGCTATTCCCGCAAGCGAGACTCGTTCCACCCTGCTTTCGGGCGGCGCGATTGCAGCCCCGGCCGGTGTGGGCGGGATTAATGATCCGGCAAATACCGTTTCGTCCATTATCGACCTCGTTAACGTCGAGGATATGACGGGCATGGGCAGTTATCAGGAGGCGTTTGTGTCCGCATGGGCGTCCGCCGGTGCCGGAAGCGAGGGTACTGTGGCTAATGCGTCCGATCCGACGTTTAAGATCGCGAACATTATTCCGTTCGACATCGACGTCGTTTCCTATGTCAGCAAGCAGATTCGCAAGCAGACACCGTTGCAGTATGCGCAGAAGGTACAGGCTGGCGCGCTCAAGGCGTTGCGCAAGAAGGTCGTGGACTACATCGTGTCCGGCAACGGATCGACCGAGCCGTTTGGCATTCCTGTTGCGGCCGATAAAAACGCCGTTGCAACCTGTGACACTCTCAAAGTGACGTCCAGTACCATTGACGACGGTACCCTCCGCGACATCGTGTTTGCCTATGGCGGCGACGAGAATGTCGGCGCTGGCGCTCGGTTGATTTTGAACAAAAACGACTTGATCGCGTTCGGCGATGTTCGCGGAACGAGCGAAAAGAAAGCCGTTTACGAGATTATCCCGGACGGCGACAACCCGAATGTCGGTATCATCAAGGACGGCGGGTTGTCTGTGCCGTATGTGATTTGCTCCGACGTGACGGCGCTGTCTGATTCGACCTACAGCGATGCCGATATTTCCACCATGATTTACGGCAATCCTGCCAACTACAAACTCGGTCTTTTCGGTGACTTTGAGGTCGCCGTGTCTGAGGATTACAAGTTTGGCGAAGGACTGTTGACCGTTCGCGGCGAGGTTATGGTTGGCGGAAACGTTGTCGTAGACAAGGGATTCCTCGTTGTTACGTTGACCACCGCCGAGTAAGCAAGAAGGGAGCAGAATTATGTTGAATAGATTTGACGAACTGCTCCGCACCGATGCACGGGACCACCCGTGTATCGGAATGCGGATCGGGCAGTACCATATTGCCGACGCATTGGCGGCTGATGCCGATGCGATTTTGAAGGCAACAAAGAGAGTCAAGACGACGGCTTGGGTGGCGTCCTATGCCACAGTTACCAACGGCGCTGACGAAACGTTGACCATTTCCGCTCCGGCGATGATGGGCGCGGT